GGTATGGCAAGGCAGGGCAGGTGAGGCAAGGTGTGGTAGGGTGGGGTTTTAAGTTTAATTTTAATTTTAATTTTAATTAGGAGAACAACATGAGTAATGTTCAAGCAGAAAGTAATGTAGTTGTATTAAATAAGATAAATATTAAAAAAGCACCAGTAATACTACTTGGTGATTCCCCAATTATATCGCATAAGTGGGCAGCGAAAGCAGTGAAACAAATACGTGATAAACAAATGGGTAAAAATACCCAACAACGTGGAAAGAAAAGTCCAGAACAAGATTATGAAGACTCTCTGTATAAATGTAGCGATGAGCCTATAGAATACCCTACAGAATACGGGTTCCCCGCATCTGGATTTAAAGCATGTGCTTGTCGTGGGGCTAAAGAAGTTGCTGGTCTTGATATGACTAAAGCACGTACTAGTTTCCACATACCAGGAGAGTTAGCTCCTATTTATGGATCTCCAATAATGCGTGAGGATATGGTAAAAGTTGGGCAAACGATAGATATCCGATATCGTGGTGAATTTAAAGAGTGGGCTACTAAGTTTATTGTACGTTTTAACGCTAGCATTATTACTTATGATCAGATTGTAAACATATTTGAGTATGGTGGTTTTGGTTGCGGAGTTGGTGAATGGAGGCCAGCTAAAGGTGGACATTTCGGTATGTTTCATGTTGGTACTGAAGAAGAGTTTGCTTACTATGCTGATAAGTACGGGAGAAAAGAATAATGATTTACAAATTTAAAAATAGTACAAAACCAACAGAAGAATCCCAGCAAGTAGGTGAGTGCCTTTTACAGATAAAGAACAACCAGGAAACTTTGCAGCCCTGTGAAATTGTTGTACAGGCAAAAGAAAAAGACTCGGTACTACATAAATACTTCCAGTGGGACGATACTTTAGCAGCGGAGCAGCATCGACTTAACCAAGCAAGGCACTTAATTACTTCTGTAGAAATAGTTAGAGAAGTTGGGGATAATCGCTCTATTACTATCCCTGCATACACACACTTACGTATAGACAAATATGGGTACAGAGACACAGAAGAAGTATACTCAGTACAGGATCTACGTAGTTCTTTAATAGCTCAGTTAAAGGTAGATTGGAAAACTTTGAAAAAGAAACACGATTCTGCACTACAAGAAATAGATTCTTTTGAGGCGTTCAATTTGGAGATTATAGAATTATGAATCTCATAACAGTTGATTTCGAAACATATTATGATAAAGAGTACAGCCTGAAGAAGCTAACGACTGAGGAATATATTCGAAGTCAGTTATTTCAGACCATTGGCGTTGCTGTTAAAGTTAACAATGGAAAAACTGAATGGGCTAGTGGGACACATGAACAGCTCAAAGAAGATTTGCATACTTACGATTGGGAGAACAGCATATTACTCGCCCATAATTGTGCCTTTGATGGGGCTATTGTTAGTTGGCTCTTTGACATTCACCCTCGTGTGTATGCGGATACTTGGTGTATTGCCCGTGCCCTACATGGAATAGGGGTTAGTGGTAGTCTCGCTAAGCTCGCCAAAAGGTACAATATTGGCGTTAAGGGAGATGAAGTCGTGAACGCCCTCGGAAAGCACAGAGAAGACTTCACAAAAGCGGAACTAGCTAAGTACGGGGACTACTGCATCAATGACGTGGAACTATGTTTCGGTTTGTTCAAGATCATGGGGACAAATTTCCCCCCCAGCGAGATGAAGGTTATAGACACAACGCTAAAGATGTTTATAGAGCCTAAACTGGAACTCAACGTAACTTTACTGGATGACCATCTAGTGCAGGTAAAACAAGACAAAGCAAAATTATTAGAAAGCGTGGGAGCTACCAAAAAGCAGCTTATGAGCAACCCTAAGTTCGCTAACATACTAAAAGATTTTGGGGTGTCCCCTCCGATGAAAACTAGCCCCACCACAAATAAAGAAACCTACGCGTTTGCTAAAACAGATGAGGACTTCTTAGCACTGCAGGAACATCCCGACATACGTGTACAGGCTCTTATGGCAGCTAGGATGGGCAGCAAAAGCACCTTAGAGGAAACACGCACAGAACGACTTCTGGGCATTGCTGCGCGGGGTAACTTTCCCGTCCCCATAAAATACTACGCTGCGCACACTGGCCGGTTCGGCGGATGGGACAACGTAAATATTCAAAACTTCCCTAGCCGCAAAGGGAAATACGCTAAAGTGCTTAAGAAAGCTATCGTAGCTCCACCAAAACATATGCTCATAGACTGTGATTCCTCACAGATTGAAGCGCGGGTGCTGGCATGGTTCGCAGAGCAAGATGATTTGGTAGAAGCATTCCGTAATGATGATCCAGTGTACGAGCAGATGGCTGCTGAAATTTATGACAAAGCTGTTGAAGATGTAACTAAAGAAGAACGCTTTGTTGGGAAGACCAAAATTCTCGGATGCGGTTACGGTATGGGCGCAGTGAGGGATCAGGCGCAACTAAAAGTTGAAGGAATAGACATGGAGTTGGATGAGTGCCGCCGCGTAATAAATATCTACCGGAACAAAAATGATAAAATCAAAGCACTGTGGAAAGCTGCGCAAAGCATGCTTGCTGCGATGAACAATGACACAGATTACTCTCTAGGTCGGGAAGGAGTTGTGTCTATCTTACCAAAAGATAATGCTATACAACTACCAAACGGACTACTCATGAGGTACAGTAATTTGTCCCATGAAGCAGGGCAGTATGGGCCAGAGTTCTCTTACAGTACTCGTAAAGAGCAGGTCAAAATCTATGGGGGTAAAGTAGTGGAGAACCTCTGTCAAGCACTCGCAAGAATCATCATCACTGATCAGATGTTGCAGATAGCAAAAAAGTGCAAAGTAGTACTAATGGTGCATGACTCTATAGTTGTCTGTGTTCACGAAGTTGAAGTTGATCCTGCACGTAAATTCATTGAGAAGATCATGCGTACTTCACCAGCTTGGGCAGAAGGGCTACCGCTGAACTGTGAATCAGGCTGTGCAGATACTTATGGGGATTGTTGATGGTGGAAAAAAACAACGTAATTTCAATACACGAGGCTGACTTACCCGTAGAGGTGGAAAGTGAGTAGAGACGAATTCTACAGAGAACAGAACATACTCCCGTGGTCGTATTCAAAGATTCACGATTTTGAACAGTGCCCAAAGCAGTTCTACCATCTTAATATAGTAAAAGACTATGAGAAAGAATTTGCTGATGGGCCAATGAAATACGGCAACGAGTTCCATAAAGCTGCTGAAGAATACGTATCTATAGGTAAAGCTCTCCCCATAAAATTTCAGTACGCTGAAAGTATGATAGATGCACTAAAAGCAAAACGGGGCGAGGTTTTATGTGAGTTCAAGATGGGACTGACAAGAAATTTAGCTGCGTGTGATTTCTGGGACCAACATGTTTGGTGGCGCGGGGTAGCTGATTTAGTAGTAGTCAACGAAGATGCTAGACACGCTTATGCAGTAGATTACAAAACAGGCAAATCAAGTAAGTATGCTGATCTCGATCAACTTGCCTTGATGGCACTGGGCATATTTGCTCACTTTTCATTTGTCGAAGAGGTCAGAGCAGGGCTTCTATTTGTTAGGGCTAAGGATTTTATTAAGCACACCTACACAAAACCTGAACAGAGTGATATGTGGGATGGTTGGACGCGCCGTACAACTCGACTGAAGAAAGCTTGCGACACTAATGTATGGAATCCAAATTCTAGTGGATTGTGTAAAGCACATTGCCCAGTAACTGACTGTCCTCATAATGGGAGAAATTAATGAGTGAAGATAGGTCACTACACCTTACAATCATAAGGCAGAAGGGCCTTAAATTTATGGAGTAGACACCATGCCTTACGTAAACAAACCAAGACCCTATAAAAAAGAATACCAACAACAGAAAGCTAGAGGGGAGCACAAAAACCGAATGGAGCGGCAACGCGCTAGACGAGACTATGACAAACGAGGCATAGATCGTAAAGACAAAGATATAAGTCATAAAAAGGCGCTGAGCAAAGGCGGCTCTAACGCAGACGGCACATCACTGCAAAATCCTAGTAGGAATAGATCGAACAACACACACAAAAAGAGGAAGCAAAAATGAAGGATGAACTGATCCTGAATCTATTCTTGTTGGAGAAAAAGTAATGCCTTCAAGTACAGAGAAGCAACGTAAATTCATGGGTGCAGAACTAGCTAGAAAACGTAAAGGTAGGAAAACAAAAACCAGTATGTCTGAAAAACAGTTATATGATTTTGCTAAAAAGAAAAAGAAAAAGAAACGAAAGAAGAGTAAGAGTAGGAAGAAGTAAACGTGGTGAATAAATAATAGGGCAACGATAACCATAGATGAAAATAATTAGAGACAAAGCCTTGTTAATTACTCTGGAAGACCCAGTACCCGTACTAAACGCTATACCAAAAAGTAAACAAGTGGGTGATGAGACACTTGTTTACTGGGGCATAAATGAAGTACATAAGCTAAAGGAGTTTGGGGTAGACGTACCTTCCCCTATAGAGCGAAAGTATCCTTGGGCGCAATGTATGATAACTCCCTTTGAGCATCAAATTAAAACTGCTGCGTTCCTCACCCTTTACAAACGTGCTTTCTGTTTTAATGAACAGGGCACAGGAAAAACTGCCAGTGCAATATGGGCAAGTGACTACTTGATGAGTTTAGGAATTATTCATCGTGTATTAATCATCTGCCCCCTGTCTATTATGGACACTGCGTGGAGAGCGGAGATGTTTGATTGTGCTATGCATCGTACCGTAGACATAGCTTATGGGAGTGCAAAAAAACGGGCGGCTACTATAGCGGGCAACGCTGAATATGTGATAATAAATTACGACGGAGTTAAGGTAGTCCATGATGAAATTAAGAAGGGGGGGTTTGACTTAATTATTGCAGATGAAGCAACTCACTATAAGAATGCAAATACTGCCCGTTGGAAAAAACTCCACAAGCTAATTACTGACGATACTTGGGTGTGGATGATGACAGGTACCCCAGCAGCACAAAGTCCGTTAGACGCTTATGGACTAGCTAAAATCATTAACCCCACTGCCGTACCAAAATGGTTTGGTTCATTCCGTGATCTAGTAATGTTCAGAGTAAGTCAGTTTAGATGGCTACCAAAAGATAGCGCAACTACTACAGTTCACCGGGTGCTACAACCTGCTATTCGCTTCACAAAAGAGGAGTGCTTAGATTTACCCGATATAGTTTACCTAACTCGCGATGTTGAGTTAACCCCACAACAGAAAAAATATTACGCCGAACTGAAAAAGAAGATGGTGATAAAAGCAGCGGGGGAAGAAATCACGGCTATCAACGCAGCTAACATGATGAATAAACTACTGCAAATATCCTCTGGTGCAGTATATTCAGATGACAATGAGTCCATAGCATTTGACATCTCAAACAGGTACTCTGTTCTGAAAGAAGTCATTGACGAGTCCAGTCACAAAGTGCTTATATTCGTTGCTTACCGACATACAATACGAGTCGTCGCAGAGAAACTCAAAGCAGATAGCATCACAGGAGAAATAATACAGGGCAATGTCTCAGTAGCAGAACGTACCCGCATAATAAAAGCATTTCAGGAGAACCCAGACCCGAGAGTACTCATCCTTCAGCCTGCCGCTGCCGCTCACGGTGTAACACTCACAGCAGCAGATACAGTAGTATGGTGGAGTCCGATAAGTTCGCTAGAAATATATTTGCAGGCGAACGCTAGAGTCCACCGAGCGGGACAAGTAAATAAGTGCAGTGTAATCCATTTACAAGGATCTATCATAGAACGCCATGTTTATGGATTGCTGCGTAATAAAATAGACATCCATACAAAAATCATTAAGCTATATCAAGATTTGATAAAGTAGGGTAAACTACCCTAAACAGGAATACGAAACTGCCATAACAATGCGCGGTAAGTTGGAACACTAGCGAGGTTGCAGATGGCACGGATTAATATTTCTATACCAGATGGCTTAAAAGAGCAGATGGACTCGTTCGAGGAAGTAAACTGGTCGAGTGTGGCGCAAGCCGCTTTTGTAGTACGAATACAGGAAAACGAAATGAGTGATCTATCAGTCAATAAACTAACTGCGGTTTTTATCAAGATCAGAGATAAACGTGCTGAAGTAAAAGCTGCGCACAAGAAAATAGAAGAAGAACTTGAATCCCAAATGGATGTAATCAAACAAGTTCTTTTAAAGCACTGTAAAGATGAGAACGTAGAGAGTGTACGTACTACTGCAGGGTTATTTTACAGAACATTAAAAACTCGTTACTGGGCAAGTGACTGGGCAGCTATGTACAAGTTCATTGCTGAACACGAAATACCCGAATTCTTCGAAAAGCGTCTCAATCAATCTGTAGTAAAAACTTTCGTAGAAGAAAACCCCGATGTTGTACCTGATGGACTTAATGTTGATTCAGAGTACATACTCACCGTAAAGAAATAGGAGTTAACATGCCTGAGTCATTTGTGCCAATTGATGTAGTCGCAGAGCATTTCACTGTATCTACCTCAACTATACGTTCGTGGGTTAGATCAGGACGTATACCAAAAAATGCTTACATTAAAGTAGGCAACACGTATAGGTTTTCGCTGAATGCAGTTGTTGAAGAACTACTGCAAGTGAAGGAACCTGAAATACCCGAAGATCCACTTGAAGGTTTAATAAACGAATCTTCTAAACTCAATACCGACGATGATATGTAGGAGCAACACATGACTGAGAACAAAGACGTTGGATTATTTGCAGGGACCACCATAGTACAAAATCCCAAACTGCAAGAAAAACTACGTGAGATTAATGAAAATCTCATGAGCGGCGGTATAGCAATGCCAAGGATAAGTCTGCGCGGAGGTAAGTTTCGCCAGATGATAGCTGGGGAACAACAAGAGGTCACCAATAACAATGAGATGAACGTTATCATTGTCAGGGCAGCTAAAGTATCCCGAACATACTACAAAGGTGTCTATGACCCAGAGAAAGCAGTTCGCCCCACATGCTGGTCGAACGATACACAACAGCCAGCAGCAGTTATACCTGCAGAAAACAAACAGG